AGAAAACCTAACCGATCTAGTTGCTCTTTCTCTAGGCTGATCTTCAACCCATGTGGGTAGGTGGGTTCTTCAGGTTTAGGGGTTACAAAGTTCTTTTGTTCTTCCCCGCTGACTCTCATATCTGCCATACTATCTTCCCCTTATAAATTCTGAATCTTCGGGTCTTCCCCGTTTTTCCTCATTCATGTTGTTAGCTGCAGCATGCCCCATCTCGAATTGATATTGGGCCAACATATCTGCTTTAGCTTTAAATGGGTCACCACCTGAGATTCTTGGAACTATATAATAGGCAAGCCTATAGCTTAAGGCCAAATTGAACTCTGGGGTGTATAAGTCAACATTGTCGACATCAAAAGTGTACTGTGCTTTAGCTGGTTTAGCATCAACATAAATCAACTTTCCTGCATTATCACTAGATACCGCGAACTTAACTACGCTATCTAAGGTGTCACATTTAACACCACTGACGATTCTGCGTATCGTCAAAGCATCTGTGGGGTATCTATAGCTATAACCCCACTCATCTACTGGGTTTTCTTCAATCAAGTTAAGAGTTGCCTCTTTCCAAGCGAAGGACCAATCATGGTCTTTAAGTACGGATTGTCGAGCTATATCGTAAAACAACCTACAAGCTCTAGCTTCTTCGGTTTTGTCTGAATCTAAGTTGGCTATAACCTTCCCTATTCCTAGGTGGCTTATGGCCATATTAGATATATCCGTCTTAGTAGTCATTAGATAAACCCTATGATTCCAGTAGCTGTTGTCCCGGTAGATCTAACCCTGCAAATGGCCAGGTTATATACCGTTCCTACAGTGCAACAAGTAAGAGTTACTGTATTACCTAAAGCAGTATCCACCACAATGTCTCCAGCAACACTAATACAAAACCCACTAATAGGTCTTGGAAGATCTGCAGAGTCATTAGGTGTTATAGAGGTGGCATCTCTAAAGCTGTTTTGATTGTATTTGTAATCGTTTTTACTCATTTAATACCTCAAAAAAAGAGAGGGCCGAAGCCCTCCCTCGTTAAATAACTGGTTGATTTTGATCGACCTGTTCACTAGGTGTAGCTTTCGCTTTCTTGGCTGGAGCTTTCTTTGGGGCTTCTGCCCCATCTACCTTCTCCATCCATAACTTAGAGAACTGGTCTTCAACCGATAATTTCTTCCCTCTTAGCTTGCGCTCTTTAAGAAAAAATACCGTACCCTCTCTCTGCTTGCGATTGTTGTAAAAACCTAGCTTAGTAGCTCTAACCTTCATCTAATCTCCCTTAACTAACTGTATAACCATGAGGATAAACTTCTTCATCCTGAACCATAGATTGTGGGATTAAGAAAGCAGTAACTGTTCCTGTACCGTTATTGTAGTCTAGGGCTGCAAATCTCTTGAAGGCATCGCCTTGTGGAAGAGGGATTACAAGTCTAGAACCAGCAGGTGCAGCAGCAGCAAAGCTTCTAGTAGTAACTACGTCAGCCAAAGCACCACCGTCTGTAGAGTCAGTTCTAACTTCTACATCCATAGTACCTACTAGGGCTGTCTCGGCTACAATAACTGCGGCCATAGGCTCTCCAGAACCAAGTCGGTTCTTTTCGATTCCTAGGTCAACAGTGTTAGTAGATTGCGCATCAGCGGCAACTACTTGGCTATCTGAAAATTGTCCAAAAGCATCAACATACATAATTATTCTCCTTACCTATTAAGATACCGCAGCTTCAGTCTCAACAAGAGCATCAACTGTTCTAATAGGAACACCTCTAAAATGAGGAACTAGTTTACCATCGATGTCGTGGTAAGTAAGACCTGCCGCTTTAACCTGTCCGTATCTCTGGATGTCTAGCATCTGGATACAAGTTCGGTTCATGTAGAAGGCTGCTTTACCAGCATCAAGGTTGTGGATTCTGTGCATTGCTTTAATCATAAGATCAACAAGATCTGCACCAGCACCAGATACAAGATCAGAAATATCAATGTTCGCGATACGAACAGCATATCTCCAATCTTTAAGGTTAAGACCACATTTCCAAGTAAAGTAATCTTGGTAAGCTCTAAGTCTTGCACCTGCAATTCCGTTAGCATCTTGGATTGTAGTTTCCCCAAGGTCTTTGTGGTCTAGGCCAGCAGTAGAACCTTTAGGATAAATCCCATGAACTGATCGCTCACCCCAAACAATTAACCAAATTGAAGAGTTGTCAGCACCAGCACCACCACCATCAATTACGTTTTGGCTGTTATCAGCACCAGTAAGAGATGAGTAGCGAGGTGAAAGACCTGTAAACTCTTCAGGGTCAAGAGAACTGTTTCCGTAGAAAAGAGTCTCAGCTTTCTCTTGAGACATGGCCTCAATAAAAGATTGAGCTTCTGAAAGTCTAAAAGAAGCAGTGTTACCGTTAAGTCTTGCAACTTCAACGTCAACTTCTGACCAAGCTTCCAACATACCACATTGCTCGTCTACTTGAGCTGTAGTTGACTTAGAAGGTTGAACACCTTGGTTCAACAATCTCCAAGCTACAGTTGGTAGACCAGTTCTAATAGTAGTTCGTGTACCAGTAGGTAAGTTACCTTCCATATACACCATGTCGTCTAGAACTTGGTTGTTCTTTGAAAGCATTTCCACGATATGTGGTGTTTTCCCATCAGGATCAAGCCTTTTAGCGTGATCTGCCAGCGTGAGAGCGTTTGCCTGTAAAGCCATTATTTACTCCTATCCGTAAAATTTTTGTTCAACGGTCTTTTCGACACCTCTTCTCTTACCCATTATAAGTGCTTCTTCTGTAAATGCACCACTAATACCGTAGAGAAATCGAACTACCGCTGGATGATCGGCGTAACCTGAAGATTCTAGAATCTCTACCAGTTCTTTATCTCCAAAGTTTTGGACTAAAGTACGGGTTTGATTCTTAACTTCTTCGAGGTTGTCACCTCCCAACTCAGGGTCAGCTTCGATTTGGCCTCGCCATTCCGTTATGTTTTTAGTTAGAAGGGCATCTTCAGCTTCAAGGTAATCATCTAAAACTTGCTCATGATACTCAAGTACACTCTGAGCTTGTTCAGGTGACAGTCCTTGCTCCTTAGCAAAGGATTCCATTTGCTTAAGGGAGGTGTCTCCCAGCAAACTATTATCCTTAAGCTTAAGGGAATATTCGACTTCCTTCTTATCAGATTCGCTTTCCTCTTCTTTCTTGTCGTCCTCCGGTGCCTCGTTAGCTTCCTCGGGCTTTTCTTCAGCAGTAGGTTCTTCGTCCTGTTGTGTTTTCTCACCTTCGGTTTTTTGGGTTTCTTCCGTAGAATCATCAGACTTATAGAGTGCGTCTTCTATTTCTTTAGTTGGAGACTCGAGAGCCTCTGGCTCTGTAGATACTGGTTCAGTTACTGGCCCAGTAGTAATAGTCTCTGTAGGGGTTGTATTTTCTTCGGGCATTAATCCTCCTGTTTCTGGTTAGCCTTCATCATCTTCATATAAAGATTAGGATCTGCTTCGATTACCTCGCTTTGAAGCCAGTGACCCAAATCTTGCTTTCCACTTGAATAGGCCATCTTGCCTGAATCAGCATGGAATATACTCTCAAATGTACCACACTGTGACATAATCCTCCAGATAAGTCGGATACCTGACCTATTGGAAAGCACAGTTTTAATATCATCCAATTCTCGCGTTCTCTTCTCGTCCATTAAATCCCTTCAGGTGTTCCAAGTATTTGCCCTAAAGCATTCTCTTCATTTATAGGGGTTTGTCCTAAAGACTTCCCGATATCTGCTAACTGTCCCGCTTGTTCTAATTGTTGTTGTTCTTGGGCTGCAGCTTGTTCCTCTGCCACCATCTGTTCAACTTCTTCATTAGACCTTAGAAGCTTAGTAGGTATGGCAACCTTATCGCCATATTCCTCTAATACTTCTGGGATATTAACTTTCTTTAATACTGTAGGATCGAATTGTGCAACTTGTCCAGCAAACTCCATAAATCTCTCTATGTTACCGATCCCTGCAATCTTCTGAGCTTGGGCCATAACTGAGATATATTCGACTTTATAATCCTCTCCTTCCAACTCTTCAGGTACTTCAGGCAACCAACCCAATTCACTAAGAATCTGGAAAGCATTATCAATCATAGGATCTAATAAATCCTGATTAATACTCTCGAGAACCGGACCTAGAGCTAGTAACTTCTCTTCGTGTCTTTCTTCGATTTCTCTTGCTGTGATCTCTCGTCTAGTGGAGTTTGCCAGCATAAGGAATAGGTCTTCGTAGAACGCACGACTAATGCGCTGCCGTACTTGTTCTTGTTTCGCCTCCAGCTCTCTAATGTCAAAATTAATGTCGAATAGCTTTCTAAATGTGCTGGTCCCATCTCTCTCATCTATGTAAGTAATATCGCCCGGTAGTATGGAAGCCTTAGCATTCTTAAGAGCCGTAGGCCCAACCATCGAGGGATTTACTTTCTGATCTAATGCCTGGGCGATTCTCTTCTCACCAAGCATTAATTGTTTAACATCACCAATGGCGATCATACCCGGTTGCATTGTACCGTAAGTATCTTCACCAGTTAGTTGC